CAATACAATATGTCACCAGAAACTATTATTTCAGATAAACGTTCTTCACACATTACACCCGATTATGTGTTATCAGCACCAAAGAGTGTTGAACATAGCAGTGATGATATATTAGCAGCAAGTGGTGTACACTTTAAGAATGATGAGGTTGGTGTATTACCGCGAATCATTAATGAAATCTATACTAAGCGTGTCGGTCTTAAAGAACAGATGATCGCATCACAAAAGGAGTTAGAGGAGTTAGAGGCAAAATTAATGTCGCTAAAAGAATAAATTGCTATAGGGAATGGTTATTTTATAAATATAATTATGAAACATACTGTTTATAGAATAACAAATCAGATTAATGGTAAATACTATATTGGCGTACATAGCACAGATGATATTAATGATAATTATATGGGTTCCGGTATGGCAATAAGAAGAGCTATTAAAAAATATGGCATCATTAATTTTAAAAAGGAAATTTTGTATATTTTTGATAATAAATCTGATGCATATGATAAAGAGAGATCTTTATTAGAAAATATTTGGAATACTGATGATTCATATAATATGTCGGCTGGAGGAAATGGTGGCTGGGATCATATTAATTGTATTATTGATAGACCCAACCCTATGCATAATCCGGATTTAGTTGCCAAAATGGTTAAGACAGCCCGCGAGCGCGGGTCTTATCACACAGAAGCTAGAAAGAAAGCTCTTAAAGAGACTACCATAAAGGCTTCTATAGTAAATACTGGAAAAAAACATTCTACAAAATGGTGCAAAAATCAATCTGAAGGCATCAGAAGGCACTTTGCTGATCCTATTAATCGGCAGAAATTAAAGGAGCGCATTCGAGAAAAAAGATGTAAAAAATATGTACTAATTGATCCAAATAGTATAATATATTATATAGATGTTATAAGCGAATGGTGTAAACAACATAATATGCCATTATCGACTATAACAACACGTGAAGATGAAACACCTATAAAGAGAGGAAAATTAAAAGGATGGATAGTAAAAAAAGAGAGGAGGTAGTTAAATTACAAGGGCGCATTGAAGCAAAAAGGCGAGAAGTCGCACGCTTCAAAAATCAACAAACGGCTTATAAAATTGCATTAAATAGTTTGTATGGCGCCCTTGGTTAACTACTGGTAATGCATATTTTCGATACTTTGATATGCGGATTGCTGAGAGCGTAACGCTAACGGGCCAATTAGTTATCAGGTGGGCTGAAAAGCATGTTAATGATTATCTCAATAAAGCTTTAAACACTGATGATGTTGATTATGTAATAGCTATTGATACTGATTCAGTTTATGTTAATATGGAGAAAGTAGTTGAACGTTTTCAACCAAAGAATCCAGTTGCTTTCCTAGATCAATTCTGTGCCAAGGGTATGGAACCTATACTTACTAATGCATATAGTAATTTGCAGAACATCATGGGATGTCCTAATAATAGGATGGTGATGGCAAGAGAAGTCATTGCTGATCGTGGTATCTGGACTGCAAAGAAACGCTATATTCTTAATGTGCATAATAATGAAGGTGTACAATATGCTGAACCTAAACTTAAAATCATGGGTATTGAGGCTATTAAGTCATCAACACCTGAGGTATGTAGAGATGCATTAAAGTCTATATTTAAAACGATTATGACTAAAGGTGAATCTGAAGCCCAAAGGGAGATTGAAAGCTTTAGACAAGAATTTTATAAGATGACACCTGAGCAAATTGCATTTCCTCGTGGAGTAAATAATCTTAGAAAATGGGCTTCATCAAATACTGTGTATGTTAAAGGCACACCAATTAACACCCGCGCAGCATTATTGTATAATACTCAATTGAAACAGCATGGTCTTACTCGAGAATATGAATCGATTAAAGAAGGCGAAAAGATTAAATTCTTAATGCTTAAAACGCCAAATCCATTAAGAGAGAATGTTATTGGATTTCCTGATAAGCTTCCTCCTGAATTTGGACTTCATCCTTATATTGATTATAAGCTTCAATTTGAGAAAACATTTGTTGATGCACTAAAGCTTGTCTTTAATGCTATCAACTGGAACATTGAAGAAACGAATACACTAGAAAGTTTCTTTGCATAAACTATGTACAAATTAACTTAAATATGTTATTATAATATTATGATTCTACATTATACTAATTCATCAAGAGGGATGCAAATACCCATGTCGATTCAATTGGCGAGGGAATGGGATTTTAAAAACCATAAAGCTATTAAACCTTTACTAGATAAGGGTTGGACTTTATATCAAGCAAAGGATCCAGCTAATCCGAAAATTATTCTTTTGATCTTTAAGAAGGAAGGTGAAGATCAGACCTTTGTTAGAGGCTATCTTGAATATGAACGCTATGAAATTCCAATGGACCTCCCAACATTTGAATTACCAACAGAAGAGAAAACAGATGAAAGATAATTTAACAACATAATGCAGTTGAAGCTGAGCTTGAAAGGCTTATCGAAGAAGAAATCAAATTAGCAACTGAGAGAGTACGTGATAGCCTCCGTGAAAAGACTGCAGCAATTGCATTGAAGACAATGGCTTATATTGATATGGAAAGACATAACAATAGATTAATAATTAGCATTAAGGAAGAAAAGTAATATGTCAAAAGACTGGGTAAATGATATTGCAGAGATGCATAAGAAATTTGGTGTCCGTGAGTGGATGCAAGAAAAGATTAAGAACAAAGAATATGACTTGCTAAAGAAGTATTTAGCGTTTCGACTTCTAATGACGTATGAAGAGCTGGGTGAAACTCTTTCAGCTGCTACAGTACAGGGTGATTCAGAAGAAGTAGTGGACGGACTTATTGATTTATGTGTTTTTGCAATTGGTACATTAGACGTAATGGGTGTAGATGCATACAAGGCATGGGACGAAATTCACAGAGCTAATATGATTAAAGAGCCCGGCGTTAAGCCGGGTCGACCGAATAAATTCGGCATGCCGGACCTCATCAAACAAGAAGGCTGGGTTGGCCCAGATCATACGGGAAATCATGGCTACCTACCGGAGATAATGAAATGAGATGGAAAGGCTTTCTGAGAAACTGAAATTATACGGAAGATACATCTAACTTGACCTATAGCCTTACAGTATTTAATTCCATCTTTGACAACAAGACTGAGAAGCGTGTTGACTTAGAAACATATGATGATTTGAAAGTGCTCTTTTTCAAGTTGTCAAAGATGGATGGCTATAAGGCTAAACGGGGTGAAAAAAGAAAAAGCTCCCCTTTGATATCACCTGCTATCTATGAAGAAGGTACTACACGAGCTAATAGGAATGTGATTGCATGGGCAGGCTGGGCTGCTGTTGATATTGATAACTATGAAGGTGATTGGAAAGACTATATTGAAAAGATAAAGAATTACGAATTTATTTGTTATTCAACTGCATCATCTACAAAGGATCATCCGAAGTTTAGAATTGTTTTCCCACTAACAAAGGATGTACCAGCTGAGAAGATTAAGCACTTTTGGTATGCATTAAACTTGGAGATTGGAGATGTTGGTGATCAACAGACTAAAGACTTGAGTCGGATGTATTATGTCCCAGCGCAATATCCCAATGCATACAATTTCATTTTTGTTAATGAAGGTGAGCATATGAATCCTAGTAAAGTCATGGCTAATCATGAATATCATGAGAAATCTGCCAATGCATTCTTTGATATGCTACCTAAAGAGATGCAAAGGGAAATGATTCAAAAGCGTAAGAATGAGCTTACCAACACTTCATATACATGGACTTCATATAAAGACTGCCCATTTGTAAATCAAAAGATGGTTTTAGAATACCAAGCAATCACCGAAACCGGGTGGTATGCTAAGCTGTATGCTATAATGGTGTCAATTGCATGTAAAGCAGTTAAAATGAAATATCCAATTACTGTAGGAGAAATTGTAAATTTATGTAGGGAGCTAGACTCTGACACGGGTTCATGGTACGCTACAAGGCCTCTCGACGTCGAAGCAAAAAGAGCTCTAGAATATGCTTTCACAAGTAATTGATAACCAAGGGGCTTGTATTTTTTACATTTAAGGTTTTCATAAGTTATTGGTAATCAATAACATAAACTTGTGTACAAATCATCATAAATGTGATAGAATAATACTATGAAAATAACAATAAACTTAGAAAATCTTAAAGAGACTTTAGAACATTAGGTATGTTCATCTATTGAATGGTCTAAACAATTGCATGATATTGAAGGTGTTGTAGTGAAAACCACAGATGGCACACAAGTTTTTCGTTTGGAAGATTTGGAAGTAGAAATTAAATTTGAAGATGGACGATAAAATACTTGAACTATATGGTGAAACATATGGTAAGCATAATATTCATTTAGCCAATGATCTTAGTAAGCTTTTAAAACAGAATTATTTAGTGTTAGCTATTAACACATTACACCAATCGCCTATACTTGTATGGGCACAAATATTACACTTATTAGAAAAGGTAGGTTATAGAATTGAACGAATTAACAAAAACACCTGAATCAGTTAAGGTATTAGATGAATGTATAAAGCTGCAATTAGCAAAATCAGCAGATTATCAATCTAAGAACTCATCAGTTAGACAAGCAGATTATTACCCGCGTGGATTAGAAACACTTTATGATATTTGCTGGGCAAAGATGTTACGCATTAGAAGCGTGTTAGATAAAGGCGAAGACGCAAACTTCGAATCAGTCGAAGATTCATTTAAAGACTTAATCAATTATGCATCATTTGCAGTGTCATGGAATCGAGGTCGCATCGATGGCCAAGAAATTATAGAAACAACAGTTTCAACTGCAACTGAATGTCCAGTGGATAATTATCCACCAAAGCTATATCGTTCAGACGACGGTGAAGTTTTTACTCATGTTAGTGAAGGCAAATATGTTATTGGCTCCGGAGATATTAATATTGTTAGCCGATGGAGCTATGACGAACTAATGTCAACTGGAAAATTTCAAGTATACCGCCCATGAAAGTAGAGGATATTAGAAAATATTTTATTGATCAATTGCAAAATGGAAACTTTGTAATTGATAAGAGCGGTGTAAAGCTTGTTGAAATGGTCGGTGCTTCATTTATTGCAGATGAAGAAACTATTTTTGGTCCTGTTAATTATGATTATGTACGAAGGGAAATTGATTGGTATGAAAGTACTTCACTTTATGTAAATCATATTCCAGGTAAGACCCCAGCGATATGGGAGCAAATTGCGGATGATACTGGTAGAATCAATTCAAATTATGGATGGTGTATATGGTCCCATGCAAACGGAAACCAGTTTCGAAAATGTTTGCAAACGTTATTAGATCATAGAGAATCGCGGAGAGCTATTATGATTTATACGAGGCCTTCGATGCAGGTTGATTATTGTGAAAATGGTATGTCTGATTTTATGTGCACTAATGCTGTACAATATGTAATACGAAACGGAAAATTAGATGTAATTGTACAGATGAGATCAAATGACGCATGGGCAGGATATCGTAATGATTATGCATGGGCTAAACATGTACAATATCAATTGTTAAAAGCATATAATGTAAACGTTGATATGTGTGATAAGGTTGAAATGGGCAATATTCATTGGCAGGTTGGATCCCTTCACTTATATCAAAGACAGTTTTATTTAATTGACGCCTTTATTAAGGGAGTCCCAGCCATAACCAAGAAAGATTATGGGATTAAATTTCCTAATAGTGAATGGGTCTAATTAATATGAAGAAATGGGATTTAAGATTTCTATCTCTTACGAGAGAAATATCATTATGGTCAAAGGACCCTTCAACTAAAGTGGGTGCGTTGATTGTAGATGAAGATAGGCGTATTATTTCACAAGGATATAATGGATTTCCTAGAGGCATTGAAGATGATGGACGGCTGAATGATCGTAATGAAAAATATCCAAGGATTGTGCATGCTGAACTGAATGCTATCTTTAATGCGGCTCGCAATGGTGTATCAGTTAACGGCTGTACGATATATGTATATGGTTTGCCGATATGCAATGAATGTGCAAAAGCTATTGTACAATCTGGTATTAGTCGAGTAATAATTTATCAAAACTATGTTCCAACTAAATGGGAAGAGTCATGGAACATATCTAAAAATATGTTTGAAGAAGCAGGCATTGATATATTAATGTATGATGAATAAAGTAGCACTAATCATGGGCCGTGGTATTGAAGGCTGCGGCGTAACTAAATTTACATTAGAACAGCATCATTGGTTGAAGGCTAATGGATATGATTCTACGATATATGCATCAAAGGATAAATCTTGGTCTCGTAAGAAATCACATAACACCAATGATATTACACAACTTAAGTTTGGTAAATCTGAAGAGCTTAAGCCAATCATCTCGGCATGTAATGATTGTGATTTAATTATTGTTGAATCATTACCACCAATCAGTGTTCCAGAGAATGTATTAGAAGGATTTAAAGAATTCCTTAAGGAAGTGACTAAACCTATCGTGCTTATTCAACATGATCATTCGTCTCTAAGCATTAAGCGTAATGGGTGTTTAGATGAAGCAATTAAGAGAGCTAATGTTATATTTGCACATTCTGAAACAAACGACTTTGCAAATTATGCCAAGACAGTATTGGGAATTGGTGGCTTAAGTGGATTCTTTGATGATGAAGAAGAAACTGCTGACATCTTAACATTCCAACCCGGCATGTGTTTTGATTCAAATAAACATTGGTTAGATTTGTCCGAACAAGATGCTAAACATCATAAATGGATTGGACGAACTACTTCATGGAAGGGGTATAAGCAAATGTTTGAATTCCATGAAAAGTACTTGATGCCAAATGGTTATCTTACTACAATGGAAGGTATTGAACGTTCTCCTGCATATTTGGATTTTCGTAATTTAACCGAGTTCAATGATCATGTAGCTACAGGTAAAGATATAAGAGATGTTGATTTACAGAGTGCTCATGGCGAACTCGTACATGTATTTGGTCCTTATATACAGAATGAAATGCTACAAAGGATGAGTAGAGTTGGATTTGGATATCAGCTTAGCATACTTAAACCTGAATTCATTTATCGATCAATTGAATACACCCACTGTGAATTAGTATGTGCTGGAACAATTCCTGTATTTAGAAAGCTATATGGTGAAAGATGCACCCATCGTGCAACCGGAAAGAAGCTTATAGATCATGATAATACAGGTACGATCTGGTTAAATGAAGATAATATGCAGGAAACATTAGATGAGATAAATACAGTATGTAATGATGAAGCTACTAGAAAGTTATATA